TCGCAGACCCCCCGGTTGATGTCCAAAGCGTAGCGTTACCTGAGTTGATGGCAAGATTATGCGGTGCCCATTTGATTGCTGGAACTTCGCGGACGGAGACATTTCTTATACGCGCTGTTAAGCCTACTCCACTCGGCCAAGCACTAAGCCTTGAGCCAGCAGTAGTGTGTGTGTGAATTCCCTGATAAATAATTGTTCTGTTTGTATTTACATAATTAAAAGAGGTAGGAGAAAAAGCATCTGCTGAGTTTGTGGGTTGTTGTAGCTGAGTAAGAAATACTGTGGCTGTTAGAAGCTCTATTTCCATTGTCCACGCATATTGCTTGCCAACTTCAGTAGCTAGGGGGAGAGTTACACCTGTGGAGGATGCACTTGCTCCGGTAATAACAATCCACTCGCCATCTTGAACAGCTGAACCCCCACCAAAAGGAACCCAATCTGCTGCAACATTGGAAGCTAACTCAGGCCCATAACCATCGGTCATTGTGGCATTGCCAGCACGGCTGTGTGTGATAAGTTCTGAAAAGGTATCTACAGTTCCGCCAGCGTTATAAAATTCGGTGCCGTCATTTAGACTGCCATTAAAATCAGCAACGAGGTCTGGAGTTTTTGAGTTAATTTTATAACCCAACAGAGAACTTCCTACTCTTCTAATAAAAGTTGCGACCCTTTGAATTTTGCTGCCAATTCCAAACATATTAGACTACCAGTGCGTGTAAAGTACCTGTAACAGTAGTTCCAGTAAATTTAACTCTTTTTATTGAACATAATAAATAAAAGTTAGCTGGAACTGCTACAACTCTTTCTGTACCTTCGTTAGTAATAAACGTAATATTTCCTGCGCCTTCATTATAAAGACCTACAGCCACGTTATCAGTTCCTACATTATCTGCATTATCGTTTAAAGTTACTGGCACCATATCTTTAATTAAGCCAGTTGTATTAATTTGATTTTGATATGAAAATGGATTTGACATTATTTTCTCCGAGTTAGTATGTGCCGCCGTTTATAGACGTAGGATTAATAGCGGCAGTAAGTATTCCAGTAACTGTTAGGTTATTAGCGTAGACTGTTCCTGCTTTGTAAATATCTTTAAACCTTAAAGAAGTTGTTCCTAAATCATTAGTATTATTAACTGTAGGAGATATTGTTCCTGTAGTATTTATGCTTCCAGTATTTAAAGTTCCAACAGAATTTATATTCTTAAAATTAAAAGAAGATGAACCAAGATCAATATCGTTGTTTGTTACAGGAACAATAGCACCATCTTGAACTCTTAACTGTTCTACAGAAACCCCACCAACTTCAACAAACATTCCCCAGTAGTTATTGGTGCTATTAACTTCTATTTTATTTTTAAAATCTAAATCGCCTATTTTAAAAATGTTACCACCTTGACCTGTAGAACCATCATGTCTATGGCCTGTAATAGAAGCATTAGAATTAGAATAAGAAAAAGCACTTACTAATTCATTATATTCATTATTAAAAAGGCTAGCGGCAATTGTATCACCATCTGTAATAGTACTTTGTCTTGTATAGTTATTAGCCATTTGTTATCTCCTACCTGCTGGCATATAGTCTACATATAGTCCGTTTATAGCATACGGAGAATTTGTATCATCACTAAAAATTCTTAGGTTAACCGAATTTCCACTTCCTTCAACAGTTTGCCTGACCATAGGATCATTAGACGAGCCAAAAGAAGAAGAGCCAAAAGAAGAAGATCCAAAAATAGCAGGCAATGTTATGTTTGAAAGATTATAATCAGATGGCTGCGGTGTTGTATTATCTGCATAGTCGTACCTTAAACGCAAAGTAGGTGTTATACTTCCTTCAGGACTTAAAGATATGCGTACATATTTTAAAGTTTTTCTAGTTCCTACATCACCAAAATCAAAATGGGGTGTTTCATAAACTGCTTTTATGGGTAACAGGTTAAAAGAATTACCAGTATCATGTGTATAAATATAACCTTCTTTATCACCATGATAAGCCTTTTCAACTGTATTATTATTAAAACCTGTTGTAAGTCCTAAAGCTTGTATGCCGACTGTCTCAGACCATTCAAAACCGTTAGCAGTAAATGTCCCAATAATACCTTTAGAAACATCTGAATTAAGTGTCTTATCCGTATAAAATAATCTATACTGAGACTTAGAACGTAACACACAACTATCAATAGTAAATGTATTAATTGAGTTTGCTATGTTTCCAATAACACTTTGAATTTGTCGAGATATTGAACTTAGCTCAACGTCTCCAATACGTGATGTACCAGCAATAGTACGAATACCATCAGGACTTAGAAATAATAAATCACCACCAATTTCTTGAATGCTATAGCCGGATAAGCACCCTACGTTTTCTGTAATAGGGTCAATGCGTATATCAGAAGAATTGTTAATGTTTATAAGCTTGTGAATACTATTCTTAGCGAACACAATTAAATCAGTACGGAATCCGCGAATGCCTTGAATCTGATCTGAAATAACTACTGAGCCAGCACCAGCACCTGTAAAGTTATCAGGGTCATTATAAACACTATAATAAACTGTATTTAAATTATCTTCTACACCCGCTGCAATAAGATGATGGTCATGATTTGTTATGTACTTAACGCCTTTAGTCCCTTCTACTGTTAATTCTTGAGCAAAAAATGTACGTGTTGTTAATCCGCCAGTACCTTCCATGCGAAATGAATAAAGCTTGTTAGCACCATCCGCAATTATTAATTCACCATAATTATATGTTGGACCTTCAAAAAATGCGAATGAACACTGTCCTTGATTTGTACGTGTTAAAACACTACGGCCTGTAAAAGTAGTATAGTTATCACCACTACCAGCTACGCTACTTCTATTAATTTGTAGCCATGTTGAGCCATCAATACTAAAATGTATATCAGTCCCTGAGCAAGCAACTACACCATCTCCATACACATATAGTCCAAGAATATCATTATTACTGTTGGGACGAGTGTTACCAAACTGAGTAAAGCCATTAATGCGTCTATAACCACCATCAGCATCTACTTCAAAGTTTGTAAGTTGGGTAGCTAATCCGGGCTGCTTAAGCATTTCAAGTTGATTTAAATTTGTATTTAAACCACCTTTGCACGATATGCCAAAAGGCTGTGACATTATATAAACCTCACGCGATCATCTTTCATATAGATAGGTGCGGGAGACATTAAATTACTTTTCATTAAACGTAAGCCACGCTTATAATCTTCTTGAGCAAAAGCTGCAGACTGATTATTTTCTTTAAACTGATGTAGATAATACCTAGCTCTTGCTAAAAGAACCGGCTTGTAAGTATTAGGAAATATTATTTCATCAGAGTATAAAGATAGTTCTGTTGGTAAAGCGTAAGCATAAAACCATATTTTATATTCTTTATCAGGTATTGCACTTAAACCAAACTTACGATTGTCTGGGCTTTTAATTACTTTACTAGGTTGACCCCAGTTTTGAGAATCTGCATCATCAGTATTCTCAGCTAATCTATAGTAATCTTTCCATTCTTCTATGGTTAAGAATTTTAAATTTTCACTAGTATAAGGCGCTGTTTCTCCAGCCACACCTATTGTTGTAATATAAAAATTATCCCAATCAATGTATCCATAGTCTGTAGTGAGGCTATTACTTGTTGGTTTTAGTTCATACCAGCGTGTTCCTGCTACAGTATTTATACTTACGTTGCCATAAAAAGGATCAGTTGTTCCACTATCACCCACAGATAAAAAAGGCCATTGAGGTTCTTCATTAACGATATCAAGATATGCTCTATTAACACAATCTTTAACATGCTGTTGTATGCCTAAAGCATTATTAAAGTTTCCTGAACTAAGAGATATTTCATTAATTTCTCTTATAAGCTCATTAGTAATATCTAAGTAAGTAGCACTCATCTTTTTTCTTTATTCCCAAAGATTTTATCCCAGTTTTCATTATACTTTTGCTGGTCTACTTTTTTTTGCCGTACAACCGTTTTATTTTTATTTACAAAATTAATTGGTTTTTCTGGAGTAGATAGTAAGGGCATATTTTAAACCTCTATAAAAATAGAGGAGGGATATTTCACCCTCCCCCTTTTTAATACTACTAAGCAGAAGTATTAAAGTAAGCACCAATAAGTGCTTCTGGACGAAGTACTTTAGCACCGTAGACATGCAGACCCCGACAAATATCACCAAAGCTGCTAGGATCACGAATGACCTCAGTGCTGGTGATTGTTTGTGCGGTAGCAACTGCGCTCATATGACCTGCAAGCATAAAGCCATCAGCGTTAGTCGTAGCGGGCAAGTTATTAGACTTGTACAAGCTAAAACCACGAAGCTTACCTGAGCTTACTAGACCATTACGAATAGAGCCTTGACCAGCATTATAATCTACTGATAGCAGCTTAGAATCACTATTAGATAGATCTTCAAAGAATGCAGGAGTAGCTACAACCCAACGACCTTCTTCTGGTACGTTTTGGTCATCAAGAAGACGAGCCATACGTGCAAGTACATCAAGAGAATCAGTGTTATGTAAACCAATAGCACTTGCTCCATCATAAACACCAGC